GGGACACTCAAGAGGTCGTGCGTATCCGTCAAAAACCCAGAATCCAGATTTATTAAGCCAGCAGGTAATTTCTGAGCTGGAGTGAATGGCATACGGAGAGAAAACCCCTGCACCATCTGCGAGTTTGGTGACTCCATAAACTAACGGAGGTCCCAAATAATTTAGTTGATGAACATCGGTCTCTGTCCAGACTAATACATTTCCAACCACTCTTTTTGCACAGACAATATAGCCCGTTGTCTGCAGGATGAGATCTCCTGCTGTGTTGGTGGCACTGGGGGTCCAGACATCTACTGTTTCCTGCGAACTCCATTTGATCTGCCGAGCATCGCCTGCGGCACCCAGTGCCAAAACATGACGTTCCTGGGTGACCAAAACGGCAACAGCAGTCGGAGCATTCTCCGTGTATCCGTTGGCTGTTGTGATTTCTTCTGCAGCAGTGGCGGGATCACCTGACCAGTAGAAAATTCCTTTATCTCCTGACTGAACCCCGATCATGTTTTCACCGAAATTATCCAAGGACCAGTGGGCTAGCCTGGAATAACTCGCAGACCCCGCGCCACTGAAAACAGACCCGTACTCGTACCCCTCACCATAGTACCAGTACCCCATTCCGGGTCGGAACTCCGAATCTCCGGTGGCCTGGTAGCCAGATGGAGTGATGTCGTAGAGTCGTTGTCTTGATAAGGTTGGTGTGACCGTGACAGTGATGTTCGTTGCCGTGGCAGTGGCATCGGCACTGATCGTGATCGTGTTTGTACTGACTGCAGTAATCGAGGCACCTGCAGGGATTCCTGCACCAGAGATCAAATCACCGATTTCGTAGGCAGTTCCATCGGTCACCGTAATCTGATCACTCCCATCTGTGGTGTCTGCCGTGGAGTCTGTGAACGTGGCAGGATTTCCGATCTCGGCAGCATAGAGTTTTCCATAATTTGGCGCGCCAGATCCTGCAGTCCCAAAGGCCATCAACCCAACTCCCAGGTTATTCCTCCATTGGTGGTGACCTCTGCAGGCAGAGTCCAAAGACTCAGAGTGCCGAGACAGTGGGAATTCCTGCCATCCACCAATTGGTCGCAGTCTCCCATCACGGAAGCGGACATGGTTCCCTCTGACCCACCTGGATTTCACCTGCCGTGGGGTGCCATCGACAAACCCTGGAGGGAGGGCGACCTCCTGAAGACGTTTAGCCATTTTGCTTCTCAGCTTCTTTCATTTTCCTGCGCCACTGCCGAAACACTTTGATCCCAATGATAATCGCTAACGGTGCACCCAATGCCCCTGCAATCCCTTCTGCCGCTCCCGTGTCCAGCATAATGTCCACCACCCCCCAGGCTTGATCTTCTACACTCATTTCGGTTGTGGCAACCAACTCATCGGTGACGACAGTGGTGACTTCTTCCGTCACAGTTTCGGTTACTTTATTCTTGATGAAATCAAGTAATATGTCTTCATTCATCTAGTAACTCCAACAAGCGTATTTGTCCCTCGTATCAATATGGATAAACCTCTGATTCCATTCGCCTTTTTGGTTTACTCCAATCCCTTTGAATCCATGTTTGATTGCCAAGGCAATGAATGGGACCACATCTTCTCCCGCAATCAACACATCGAATGCCTGTCCCCCATTCCCATTGACCCCGTGATGGTGTCCAGGTCCGTTGGGTTTTGTTCGTTCCCGTGGATGCTGGGCTGATCGATAAGCAGAGGATAGTTTCATTGGCTTGCCCCACTCATCTCGTAGCGCCTGCAGTCTGTTAAGCGCATCTTCCTCAAGCTCGCACTCCCCACTGAAGGAGCACTTCAGTTCATCGCGACTGAAATTTTTCGATTCACTGATCGACATCACATCTCCTTGGTAACGCCACCGCAGACTTGAGCAAAATATAGAGATCGTTCTTCTCGTTCTGAATCACTGAGACTCAGCAGTTCATCATGAGTATAGTTCTCTCGGAACTTATCGATCACACAGGAACATCCCTGTGATGCGAGAGAAAACGCAAAGTTCCACGGCATTCCCTGTCTCTCATAATTCGGAATCATTCTACTCGTACAGTTGCCTGTCCAGATGAAGAGGTAATGAGTTTTGTAATCCAACTCGTTTGCAACTGCTGTCGTACTGAGGAGTAACAGGGGGAGCAAAAGATTCACCGAGTCCCTTTATTGATCGACTCCTCTAGTTTGGTAATCGCGATTTTCATTTCCAGTAGTGTACTGTTCGTTTCTTTTAAGACCCCAGTGAGTGCCTGATTTGACTCCTTCATCAAGAGTCGTAATTCCTGGTCTGCTAGATCATCTTTGGTCAACCACTGGGTCCGCTCTCGCTCAAACCCCTTGAGGAGATAAACCACAAGCCATGCAGAAAAGCACAGGGCAGCAGTAACCACTCCAACCTCATTGATTATCGATACTATACCTGTTGCTTCTGCTGGCATTGCTCGGCCTTGGTTAATCGTTAGGAGGTGTGGGCCAGGTTATGCCCGTTAGTTGTCCGTTTTCGTCAAGTGACGGTGTCTGAGTTGTGATGTTCCTAAGCGCCTGTCTGTACGTCTGCCACTCCGTTTGATTAGAGCCTGGGTAGTCGGATACCATTCGCCAATCGGTTTCAGTCAGGAGTTGGTTGCGTTGTTCTCGCAGTAAGCGTAGTGGTTCTGCTGCAATAAGTTCTGCGATTTTTGCTTGGATTTCTGCTTCTGTTGGTTGTGGTCGATCATCAAACCATTGAACTATTCTATTATTGTAAAATCCAAATTCGCATTTGGGGCAAAGCTGTTGAATTGCTTGTGCAAAAAAATTCATTGAGCAATCTCCTGTGCTACAAAAATAGCTGGGCTTTCTGAACCAGATTGTACAGTGGTATAATCGCCCGAACTAATTGATCTTTGTGTGAGTTTATATGTATGGCTACTAGATGTTGGCGTGTCTATGTAAACTAATGTTAAATATGATCGGAAATCAATTGAACCTGATGCTCCATTAACCAATCCAAACCTTGCGTCGGACGCAGTATAAATATGATTTGAAATGGAGTCTCGACAGATACCAAAACCACTCAGAGTTAGATTATCAGATGAATTTGTTCTAGCTGGAAAATGAAATAAAAGTAGAACTTTGCTCCCAGTTATTAGGTCTGATATTGTAACGAACCATTCCTCATTATTACCACTATCTACTGTTATTGATGCTGTGGTGCTATTAGTAGATGTTGATGCCTCATCTGATTTAATATTCCACACTGTTTGAATAACATGCCCAGCTGGAAACACAACACCACTGCTAAGTGTTCCGTTATTAATGGTAATGGTTCCGCCTGATTCGCTAGCTAGGCTAGTCCCAGCCAATTGAATTTCTGCCATATTTTAAATCACTTTTAGGGTTCCTGTAATATTTAATGCTGAAGCACTAGTAAAATTTGCATATCCGCCAGCCACGACCAAAGTTCCTGCCATCGTCACTCCACCACTACTAAAGCTGGTATCCCCTACATACATTCGATTAGTGCCACTGCTGATCGCTAGCGAATCCGAAACCGTGCTACTGTGTTCGATGTATGAACTGCCAGAGCCACCACCTCCCGATTGATTCACAAAGCTGAGATTCCCGCTACCATCCGTCTTCAATACTTGATCTGCGCTACCGTCTGATGTAGGCCACGAAAGCCCATCCAAGATGATCTGGCCCGTAGTATCGGGAGTGATGCTGATGTTCCCTGCTGAAACCGAAACGATGGACTGCCCATTGACATCCAGGTTCCCACCGAGTTGCGGTGTCGTATCACTGACGATATCGGAGATCCCTCCCCCACCTGTTGCCGCTTCTAGGCTGATACTGGTCGTGCTGTGATCGTAGGTTAAGACATAGTTGTCTTGCCCAACGCCTACGGTCTGATCAGCATCAAAGGTGAAGTTTCCCAAACTGACGTTGCCAGTCCCGTTTGGTGTAATAGCGATATTCCCATTACTTGCGCTGACTATGCTGTTCCCATTTACGTCTAAGTCACCACCTAACTGCGGTGTGGTATCATCGACAACATCTTGTAGTGCGGTGTCTGCAGTAGCGCCCTGAGCTGCCGTAGCATAAGCTGTTGATGCTGTCGTTGCTGCTGTGCCCAAGCCTAGAGTTGTTCGTTGTGCGGCAGCATCGGCATCATCCAATAACGCACGTCCTGCAGTGGTCAAAGTAGTAACTGAATAAGTGTCAGAGGCAGTCGTGTAGATCATCTGATCTGCAGCAGTCGTTAATCCTGAAATGCTAGTCAGTCCGGCATCAGATGGTTGATAACTGCCCAAATCCGAGATCTGAGATTCGGTAATCGTAAGCGCAGCTTCGTGCTGAGTAACAGAAGACTGAGTGATATTAGCATCTGGGACATTGGCCCAGGTGACTGAACTACTGAGATCATTGGTCTCGGCAGTGAGGTAACTTTGGAGGTCCGAAATCTGCGACTCGGTAATCGTGTCTTGGGTGGCGAGTGCCCCTAACCCTAAATGTGTCCGTGTATTTGCAGCATTAAGCGACAGGCTAAAATTGGCAATATCACCAGTTGAAACTGATGTAACTGTTGTTAGAATCGAAAACTCATCGTCACCAGTTATGGTTACGGATGTGACTGCCCCAGCATTTCGATGAGCTGTGGTTAGCCCATCAGCAGTCCCGTTTATCACAATGGCCTCGTTCGCTCTTCCAGTAAACGAAATCCCAGATAGATCATCGAGGTTACTATTTTGTGCCTGGACATTCGTCCCGATCACCAATCCAAGTGCTGTTCTCGCACCTGCTGCTGTACTTGCCGAGGTCCCTCCATTGGCAATCGGAAGAGTCCCTGAAACATCATCCGTTAGTACAATCGGATTGAGGGTGATCTGCTGCGAACTCAGAGTCAGGTAGTCGTGAGAGGCGTCATTCAAGGTCACAGGGGTAGAGTTGTCTGTTCCACTGACATCGACATTCAATAAAGTCCGTGCTGCTGCAGCATCTACAAAAACAAACTCTCCTGCTGTCCCATCGTACTGCATCAGATCCCCATCACTCAGCCCCGTTGTGTTGACATCCGTCAGAGTCTGCAGTGTCGAACCTGCCTGATCTGCATACTTCCATTCAGCATCCGAGGTGTTGTAGACCAGGATTTGATTATCGGTAGGACTGTCATCATCATCTGTCACCAAGATCCTGCCAATTACTGTTTGTAACGATGGATGCAGTTTGGCAGTCGTTACAGACCCATCGGCAACAGCCGCAGAAGTAACGGAGGCAGGTGCCCAGGCAGACCCGTTGTACGTTAGGACATCTCCTGAGGAGGGGGTCCCTGAGACATTGGACAGATCGTTGAGAACATTAGGAATCGTGACGGTTTCTGCAGTCCAGTTGGTCCCGTTATACCGGAGAAACTGATCATCTGTTGGTGTGACATTGACGACATTGCCCAACTGTTCTAACTGCTGGCTCGTGATTGAATCCGCCAGGGTCTTCAGTTGAGAATCCACCCCATCAATCGTCTCATTCAGATGGGTTCCCCATTGGTCCGTGTCTGCTCCGACTGTGGGTTTTTTGAAAGAGTAGTTCGTGGTCTCCGTAAAGTTTGCCATATCTCAGTACATGTACTTTGTTTTGTAGTTTCGCATTCGAATGGTGCAGGGAATATCGATGTATTTCCCAGAGTCTACATCTGCCGCATTGTATGTG